TATAAATTTAGTCAGAATTTAGAACTTTTGTATAAAGAATGACTACCTAAAAGGAATCGTTTTCAATGAAAAGAGAAATACTTTACTGAATATCTAGTCCCTATTATTAGAAAACAATACGAAAGATGGAGAATGAATATGATATGATTCTGAGTAGATGTAGCAGTAGAAACTATTTTAAATGGTAAAAAGATAGAAGATGACTGACAGAAAGCACAGTAAAGTTATTGTAAGATCAGACTGAACTAAAGCTAAGTACAAGGTTAAAAAAGACTGAAAATTAGATGTATGAAGACCTACTAAAAAGACACCTGAAGTATTGAAAAAATTAGAAGAAGCATACAGAGTAAATTGTACTGATGAAGAAGCTAGTGCTCATGCTGGTATTTGATTAAGAACTCTTAACGACTGGAAAGAACAAGATCCAGAATTTTCGCAACAAATTCAGGCTTGGAAAAAGAGTTATTATTTCTCAATTAAAAATGCTAGTTTTCAAAGAGCTCAGAATATCAAGAATAGAGACAGTACAGATATATTATTCAAGATAGATAAAAGCTATTCAGACAAGCAAGATATAGATGTAAAGTGAGAAGTAAGCCTAGTATGAATAGCAAAAGCAATGCAACAAAAAAGGCTGGATAGAGAAAAATGAGAAGATGTCAAATAGATAGGAATAAACTACTCTTAGAGAAAGTTGTCTCCGAGAGAGAATATAAAACCACAGTATATTGACAGATTTATGTATTGTTTATTATGGATAAAGAAAAGATTAACGAACTTATCAAAGAATTAAATGAGCTATCTGAATTTGAAGAACAGAATAAAGAAAGAATGAAAGAGATAGCTCATGTTTTAGTAGCTTATTATATGTGATGATGAAACAATGTGAAAGGTGCTGAAAAGAAATCAGCTGAAGATGACCAAAGAAATACTGTCTAGCTTGTAGTAAGATAGTAAACAAGCAACAACAAGACAAATGGAGAAAAGAACACAAATAATGATCCTTAGATGAAATAGTGAATAAATTTACAAAGATAGCTTAAGAACTAATAAAACAGTTATAAAAAATATAACTGTTTTTATTTTTAGTCTGTATTACATTATCAACAATGTAGATTTTATTCATAAGAAATAAATGGAGGAGGAACTAAAGATATATGAAGAATATGCGAATAACCCTCTTAAATTTATTGAGGATATGTTTTGATTAACTCCTCAAAGAGTTTTGCCTGAATATGAAACTTTATTAGCTGAGTGTAGAAAGACTGGAGACTATGGAAGAATAAACACTAAAATGTTTCAGCCTTTTACTAAGTATGAGAACTTAACACGACAACAGGTAGAAATAGTACTAGCAGTAGCAAGAGCTATCAGATGAGAAGATAAAAAGAAAATATCAGTGAAATCTGGACATGGAATAGGTAAATCTTCTATCATTTCCATAATAATAATCCGATTTCTTTTTTGTTATTATCATGCAGTTATTGGTTGTACTGCTCCTACTCAAATTCAGATGCAAGATGTACTACGAAAAGAACTAGCACTATGGAAAGATAGACTACCTGACTGAATCAAAGACTTATTTGAACATACACAGAACTATCTAAGAGTATGAGAATCTGACTGAGATAAAGCTGCACGATATGCAAGAGCAAGAACAGCTGCTAAAGAGCACCCTGAAGCTCTTGCATGATTACACTCTGACAACCTTATGATTATAGCAGATGAAGCAAGCTGAGTACCTGATGAGATATTTGAGACTGCTATGTCTGCCATGACTAACCCTAACTTTATATTCCTTATGATTTCTAACCCAACAAGGTTGGAATGATATTTTTATAAGAGTTTTACTGATAATGCTGATACATTTCAGACTTTATCTTTTAACTCTGAGCAGTCGCCTATCGTTGACCGATGATTTGTGAATAACATTGTAGATGATTATGGTAAAGATTCAGACCAATATAGAGTAAGAGTTCTCTGAGAGTTCCCTAAAGCATGACTAATAGATGATAAATGATGGATTCCTTTATTTGATCCAAATGAAATAACATTTGTAAGTGATGAAGAAGCAAGCTATGAAGTAGGAGAATTTGATAAACTTGGTATAGATCCATCATGAAATGGTAAAGACTTTACAAGTTTCGTAGCAAGAAATAACTTCTATGCAAAAAGAGTAGCAAGAGAACAGAAAAGCACAGAAAAAAGCATAGCTCAGAAAACAATACAGATAAAGACTTTACTACCTAGACTAAAAGAAGACCAGATTTATTATGATAATTTCTGAGTAGGTGCTAATGTATGAACTGAACTCGCTAAAGAATGACTATTTGCTAGATGAGTAAATGTCTGAAATATAGCAGATGATAGCAATACATTTCTAAATAAAAGAGCTGAGTGTTACTGGAGACTGAAAAGAGAATGTAAGCAATGATTCAAGCTGATAGGAAATGCTAGAGAACGATCAGACTTACTAATGATTAAATATAAGAGAACAACTAAAGGACAGATAAGGATAATGGACAAAACAGAAATGAGAAAAGAGTTCGGTAAATCTCCAGATGATGCAGATGCACTGGCTCTAACATTCCGAGAGAATCCACAGAGAATTAGAAAGAACTCAGACAAAGAAATCAATGTTTCTAACCCATTCACATGAGAAATTAAAAAGATGAGGCATTTATCACATAAAATAACTACAGCATGGTAATTACAGATAAACTAGAGAAAAGCACACTAGAAGAAAAGATACATCTTAAAGTATCTGAAAGTGATGAACAAGCTCTAAAAAGAGTAAAGGATAGATTTGAAGATATGAAGAAAGGAAGAAGTGAACAAGAAGCACTACGAGATTATATAGATAAAACATTTAAAGCTAAACCAAGCTATAAATGGAACTGACAGACTGTACCTAACTTGAAGATAGAAGAAGCACTAATTGAAGCAAGTATAGGAATGCAAGACAGCCAAATCCCTATTTCAGTTGAGGCAGACTGAAAACCTGACTGAATTATGCTAAACCTTGCTAAATATACACTAGATCACTTCATTTATAAGGAGGCAATAACAAAAGAAATCAGACTTCACATGGATTATAGTAGAGCTAGATACTGAACAGCTGTACTATTCTCATGACTAGAGCTAGAGAGTAAATTTGTAGCAAAAGAAAGCAACGACTGATACTTTAATCCTAAATGAGAGCTAGAAAGAATAGAGCAACTTCATGTAAAAGTAAAAGATATACCTATCAGACAGGCATACTTTGATGATACAGCTAAAAGATTTGAGGAGTGTGTGGACTGTATATATGAAGAATATCTAAGTTTAGATGAATATAAGCTCAGATACCTAGATGATAACTGAAAATCTAAATCAGATTTCACTAATGCTGAATATGTAGGACTAGCTGATATATCTAGTGAAGATAGAGATATAGATACAGATGCTAAAATGGTAAAACTATGGCACTATTACAATAAACTATATGCTAAATATATCATAGTAGCCAATGAAAAGATAGTAATTTATAACTGAATAGCATCTACTAGACACTGAGAACTCCCACTTGTACCAGTACAATTCTACAATAACCCATACAGCATATATGGAATAGGAATACCTGAGAGATATGCAGTAGTAAAATCACTAAACAGCAATTTCTACTCTGCTATGATATGATGAGCATGGTTGAATGCTGGAAGTATATTATTTGCTGGAGAATGAACTGAAATAGATGGAGAAATCTTTGTAGAGCCATGAGAAATCTCTGTAATTGAAATGACTAAATGATCTGCAAGAGATATAACTCCATACAATACTAATGTAAATATAGAACAGCTGACAAATGTAGTAAATCTTATGGATGACCTCTGAGCTTATCTAACATGAGTGAATATAAAAGCACCATATACAAGCCCTGCAAAGACAGCATTTGAGACAAGTGTGATGAAAGAAGAACAGAATAACAGACTAAAAACGATATATGAAACAAGAATACATGGACTAGAACAGGCTTTTACTCTTATGCTATCAAATATATTTACTTTTCTTCCTTATCAATATGCAGAAAGAATGATAGATGAGAAAGAAAAGCTAGAAAACTATGAACGATACCAAATACCAGTGGAATGATACAGAATTTATAAAGATTCAGAGTGAAACCCTTTGAATATTGAAGAAGCAGAAGACTATAAAGACTATTTTGATCTAAAACCTGAGATAGTGGAATGAGCAAGATGAATGAAAGTAAGAATCGTTACTCCTAGTACAGCAAGTACAATGAAAGCACTAGAAGTAGAGAATATTACTAAATTCATACAAGCTAAACAAATGATTATGCAGATGAAAGCACAGAATATGCAAATGTGATTACCTGCTGATGAATACGATAAAATAGACAAAAGACTAGATGTACTATTCAATATAGATGAACAGAACATTGATATTAAGAGTAATGAACAAGAGGTAAGAGAAGTATCAGCACAACTTACACAATTAGTAAACAGTTTTAATATGTGATGACAAGCAAATGAACAAGCTAACCAAATGGCTATGCCACAAATGGATTTTGGTGGACAGGAAGCAGTACAATGAGCTGAAAGCCAACAGCAACCAGTACAACAAGCAGTATAGCCCTGAAAATGCACTCGTAGGAGTGGAAAGATTAAAGGAATTTGAGCCAGATTTATTAAAATCTTTACTTCAAGAGCTAAAAAGTACTAAAAATGCACTACTTATTGAAGAAAAAAGATACTCAAATCCGATAGATATAGCATATAGAGACTGAGCTATAATAACTGTGAATGTGCTAATCAATAAGATAGTAAATATCTTAAAAACACAAAAAATTGATGAATAATTTATATCTAAACCAATAAGAAATGAGAAATCAGACTTCTTTCAGACTTACAACTACCCTACTACCTAGTGATACAACAGCTAAAACTACACAGGTAATCAATAAAGTAGATAGTAATGGAAATAAATTTTACCCAACCTTTACAGAAGAAACAGTAGTACTCACTAATGATGATAGAACTGTAATGGAAACAGCAAGAGCAACCTGTGATGAATGAGTTTTAACATTTACAGTAAGATGACTACCTGATGACTGATGATTAGAGCCTGTACCAAATAGAAAATTAACATGGAATCCATGAACTTTGATATTCATTACAGCTGGAGCAAGCGACTGGATAGACAAAGATGATGATATAACTTGGACTGGTAAGCAGACTTATACTGGAGATATGGAGAGTAGATGAAAAGCTACATATAAATGAGAGCTAATCACTGAAAAATGAGTAAAATACCCACATTTTGATAATGTGGCTGCACTAGAGGCTTATAGTGGAGCTTTTGGTGGTATGTTTGCAGTAGTAGATAGTACTGGAGAACTATATAGATACAACGCAGTTACACAGGAATGGAGTGTAGTAGAATCAAGTACTCCTACTAATCCTGAAATGGCAGACACAACTACAATATGAACTGTAAGAGTAGCTACAGATACAGAATTTAATAACTGAACAGCTACAGGAAGTCATGGAGAGTACTTAGTAGCAACTCCTAGTCAGATACAGAGTGTGAGTCCTGAGGTAGATGTAGATGTGTTTGAACTAAATGAAACCACTGACTTAGTATGATGACAAGCTGTATTAGACGCTCTCCTTGCATGAAAATCGCCTGTAATCAGGGTAAAACACGAAGTATCCTGAAATTATAAATATAGATATTATTACTTAATATCATATAACGACTGGTCTGGATATTTTGATTTCATTCATATCACTCTTGATCATTGAAGCGACTCAAGCTGAGCTTTTGTAACCCAAGAAAAGCTAAGATTAAACTATTCATGAACAACTATAACATCAATAAGTGTTTACGATTACATTAAGTTTTATGTAACTAGAGTAGCAGAATAAATTTAATTCATAATTAACTAACTAATGCAACTTTTAGAATGAAGTGATACAAGAGTAAGATTCAAGATTAGGGAAATAGAAAACAACATAAACTACGACCTAGACCTTGATGATTACGATGAATACAAGCTAGAAATCAGATTTGCTGATGATAGTTTGATAGAAATAAACTGAGTAGTAGCAGATGATGAAGACTTAGTTTACTTTGATATTTTCTGAGAATATACAGACTGAAAAGCTGGTAGCATAACAGCTGATATATGGGGAATAAAAGGAGTAAAAAGAGTCAGATTTAATCCTACTACGATAAAATGAAAAGTTTTATCTAGTGTGAATATACCTGATGTCGCAGTGCAAGAGCCTTAATATTGATATTCTACCTATTGTAGAGTATCAAGTAAGTATAGTAGAAGAAAACTGAACTGAAACTCCGATAGACTACAAAGAATATAGTACTGAAATACTACCTATAACTGAGCATGATGTAGATATAAAACAAAATGACAGTGAAATAGAATACAAGACATGACCTAACTTTGTAGTAGAAGATAATCAGAATAGTTTTACCTTTCTATACTGTGTGGCTTATAGACATCCTAACCTACCAGAATGGATCGTGGCAAGATGATACTGGAATGATGAATGACTACGATTTGCTGATGGAGTATGGCGAGATGAATAAAATCAGATTTATATAAAATATTTTACATAATATGTCAGAAGTACAATTACCTATAGAATACTTAGACAGCTGAAGAATTGCTAGAGACAAAATCAACAACTCTTTTAATAAAGTAGTAGCTGATGTGGCATGATATAGACCTCACATAGAAGACTGATACTGGTGGATATGAGAAAATAACACAGGAATAAAAGCTGAATGAGATAAAGTATATTTCAGAGCAACTGATGAGTATATACAGTATTCTAAAGACAATGAGAACTGGGAAAACCTGATAGCATTGGAGGACTTAAAATGACCTAAATGAGATCCATGAACAGATGCATGGGAGTATATGACTAGAGCTGAATACGATGCACTACCAGATACTAAGCTAACAGACAATATCTCTCGTATGATATATGAAGAATGAGAGGA